GAAGCCGCCGCAGAAAGCAACCCCGTCCCGTTTGACCGATGTGCCGTTTTGATTCGCGCCCGAGGTGACCAATGACCCGCGATGACGTGATCCGCATGGCGCGAGAAGTGGCAGACAAGGACACGGTTGACCCGGTACATGGCGACCCGCCGTTCATTGTGCTGACGCCCGACGAGATGATCCGCTTTGCCGCCCTTGTTGCCGCAGCCGAACGCGAGGCGTGTGCTGCCATCGCCGACCAATACTCCGCACCGCTCGTCGCCGGTAAAATCCGAAAGCGAGGCGAAGATGGCGGCTAAACGGCGATGCAAAGAGTGCCAGAAAGAATTTCTGTCGCCCGAGTCCTATCGCACCCATAAACGCCGCGACGGGTTTTGCCGCAGCGATGAAGCCTTAATCGCTGTAGGGTTTAATAAAACGCCGACCGGCTGGATTATCGACCGGGAGCGCAGAAAATGAGCCGCCGCGCAGCCAAGGTGGACGCCAATCAAACTGCCATCGTGCAGGCACTTCGGGCGGCGGGCTGCTCGGTGCAAAGCATCGCCAGCGTCGGCAAGGGCGCACCCGATCTGTTGGTTGGCTACGGAGGCCAGAATTATCTGCTGGAGATTAAAGACCCCGCCCAGCCGCCCTCGGCCCGCAAGTTAACGGATTTCGAGGCCGCGTGGCACCTGTCGTGGAAGGGGTCGGTGCGGGTGGTGCATACCGCCGACGAAGCCATTGCATACGTCAAGATGTGACGTAGAATCGCGGTATGGCCGAGTATTCCGAAGATGTCGCCGAGTTCGTGTCTGTGCTGCTACACAGCTCGACCGTGACTCATTTTCAACATCTATCGAGTGCCTCGTACAGCCAGCACAAGGCGCTTGGCAAGTATTACTCGGCCATTATTGATCTCGCCGACCGCTACGCCGAGGCGTATTCGGGCAAATTTGAGCAGATCAAAAGCTGGCCCGAGGAGTTTCACATGGAGAAAGACCCGGTGAAATACCTCAAAAACATTCAAGATTTCGTCGAAGAAGCCCGCAAGGAACTCCCCGAGGATACCGAGCTACAGCAGATCATCGACGATATTGCCGACCTCATATCATCCACCCTGTTTAAGTTGAGATTTTTGGAGTAATCATCATGGAAAAGTACGGAACCAGCGCAAAACCGCCGAAGGGCGCGTCTGCCTCTGACGGCACGGGCGAGCGCCATGAGCGCCTCAAGAACGGCGTCGCCATGGGCATGGCCGACGGCGTAGGCAGCGACAAAAAGTTTGACGGTGGCCGTTCCAAGGGAACGTGCTATACCCACGACCGCAAGTCCTACCAGAAGTAAACGGGTAACCCCGGCGACCGCCGTCGCCGAGGCACCCTAACCACCGAAGGGAGAGATTCGATGGCTGACCCGCATGATACTTGTGGAACGTGCAAGTTTCACAAAGGCTCGCCCGTTGGGGCGTGCCACCGTTATCCAGAAACCATCGTGAAACACATCGCTGACCATTGCGGCGAGTACCTCCCTAGACCCGTCTATGACATCCAGACCGACGCCGTGGTGCCGGTCAAACGCCGTGGGAGGCCACCCAAGCATGATTAAACCCCTGCGAAACTTCATCGTGGTCAAGCCGATCACGCGGGAGCTGTCCAAGGTTTTGCACGTTCAGAACCGGGAAAAATACAACCGAGGCATGATCGTCAGCATCGGCCCCAAGGTCACCGACGCCAAGCCCGGTGATTTCGTGGTGTACGGCAACGGCACCTACCTCGACTTCCCGCTCGTCAAACACGGCGGCGAAGAATTCCAGATGATCCAAGAGGCCGACATCGCCTTCATAGGTGACCCATGAGCAAACACGACAAACCGATCCGCAGAGCCGTCGGCGGCAAGGGCGCGACCTACCGCCCGACCGAAAAAGGCGCAGGCATGACGGCCAAGGGCCGCGCCGAGTACAACCGCAAGAACGGCAGCAACCTCAAGCCGCCCGCGCCAAATCCCAAGACCAAGGCCGACGCAGGACGCAAAAAGTCATTTTGTGCAAGAATGTCTGGAGTGGTTCGGAACGCAAAGGGGCCGGCGACACGCGCAAAAGCCTCGTTGAAGAACTGGAACTGCTGACCGTGCGGTGCCACTCGGGAATCGGTGGCGCGGAGCATGAAAAAAGACTGTTTCAAGGAGCAAACAAATGACCAATTCAGTAGCCATCGGCGTCGCCTATCAAGATCAAGCAATCGTGGGCGGCAGCATCGACAACACCCCCATCGGCGCGACGACCGCCTCGACGGGCGCATTCACCAGCATCACCTCCAGCGCGACCTCGGGCGCGGTGATCGCCAACGCCACGGCGGGTCTGTATTTTCTGACCACCGCGATCACGGCGAACACCACCACCACGACCGCTCCGAAGGGCAGTCTTGCCACGACCACGAACGCGACTGGCACCGGCAAACTGTTTATCAGCGACGGCACGAAGTGGCAGTACCCTGTTGTTGCGTGATTGAGCTGCTAGAGCAGGAGATCAAGGCACTTGAGGCGTCAGAAACGGCGTCTCAAGTGACCCTCCAAATCCTACGGTCATTACTCGACAAGGCCCGACAACTTAAACCGAGCGTATTCGATGAACCGTGAACAGATCGCAGAACGCATGAAGGCACTCCAAGACGCCCAGAAGCGTCTAGAGGCCGAGATTTACCAAGTCAACGGCGCGATGGCCGACTGCAACTGGTGGCTCGCCAAGCTGTTAGACGAAGAATCCAAGGCCAAGGCAGAGGAGCCGAACAATGGCTAAAGCAGGGCTGTACGCCAACATCCACGCGAAGCAGGAACGCATCGCGCACGGCAGCAAGGAAAAAATGCGTAAACCCGGCACGAAGGGCGCACCGACCGCCGCCGCATTCAAGGCCGCAGCCAAGACCGCCAAGAGGAAATAACCCATGCCGCTCGTCAAAAGCACGACCCGCAAAGCATTCGGTCAGAACGTGAAAACGGAGATCCGTCATGGCAAAGGCCAAAAGCAGGCGGTCGCCATCGCCTACAACGTCGCACGCGAAGCCAAAAAGAAAAAGCGCAAGTAAAATCAAACCGTTAAAAATCGAAACGATTGATTTAGGAGCGAAACAATGCCAGTCGGCGGACAACCCGGAAACCAGAACGCAGCCAAGGGGCGTCTATGGAACGATGCTCTCCGCATGGCAATCGCTCAAGACGACCGTGTTAGGGTTCGTAAGGCGGTAGAAAAACTGCTCGACCTTGCGGCTGAAGGCGAGCCTTGGGCGATCAAGGAACTGGCAGATCGACTCGACGGCAAGCCGGTTCAGCAGACGGTGCTGGAAAACAGCGACGGAACCCCGTTGCTTGCAGGCATCCAAGTGACGTTCGTCAAGCCAAGTGAGTGAAGTCGAGCAGGCTATTGCACGGGCAGAGTTTCCAGAAAAGTTAGCCTGCCTATTCCAGCCCGCCCGCTATAAAGTCTTGTATGGCGGTCGCGGAGGAGCCAAGTCGTGGGGCATTGCCCGCGCCCTGTTGATCCTTGCCGCACAGCGCCCGATCCGCGTCCTGTGCGCCCGAGAGTTCCAGACCAGCATCCGCGACTCGGTGCATAAACTGCTATCCGACCAGATTCAGTCGCTTGGCCTGCTGGGGTTCTACGAAATCACGCAGGCGAGCATCCGAGGCAGGAACGGCAGCGAGTTCGCGTTCGTGGGCCTTCGCAACAACGTCGCCAACATCAAAAGCTACGAAGGCGTGGACATCTGCTGGGTCGAGGAAGCCCAGACGGTGAGCCGGATGTCGTGGAACGTCCTTATTCCGACCATCCGCAAACAGGCCAGCGAGATCTGGATCAGCTTTAACCCCGAGCTGGAGTCTGACGAAACCTACCAGCGGTTCGTGGTCAACCCGCCGCCCGAGGCTGTCGTCCAGAAGATCAACTGGTCGGATAACCCGTGGTTTCCCGAAACGCTTCGGCTGGAGAAGGACGCCCTCAAGGAGCGCGATCTACAGGCTTACAATCAAGTCTGGGAAGGCATCTGCCGACAGTCGGTGGACGGCGCGGTGTTTGCCCATGAAATGCAGCAAGCCGAGATGGAGGGCCGCATCACGCGGGTGCCGTATCAAGCCGTTAAGCCCGTCCATGCGGTGTTCGACCTTGGCTGGGCGGACAACACGGCGATCTGGTTTCTCCAGTTCGTGGGCATGGAGACGCGGCTGATCCGCTACATGGAAAACAGCCAGAAGCCGATTAGCTGGTACCTCGCGCAGATGCAGAGCTTCGGCTACGTCTACGACACGATCTGGCTTCCGCACGACGCCGAGAACAAGACGCTTGCGGCTGCCGGGCGAAGCATCGAGGAAATCGTGCGTGCCTCGGGTCTCAAGACCCAAGTCCTGCCGCGCATCCCGGTGACCGACAGCATCAACGCTGCCCGCACCATGTTCCCGTCGTGTTGGTTCGACCGCGAGAACACCGACCTCGGCCTGCAATGCCTCAAGCATTACCGCTACGACGTAGACCCAGAATCGGGTCAATTCAGCCGGATGCCGCAGCACGATAGGTATAGCCACGGCGCAGATGCTTTCCGTTATATTGCAATGGTCGTCAAAGAACCGGTAAAACGAAGGCCGCAGGCGCGTATTGACGGCGCGGCTAACTGGATGGGCTAACGATGGCATATCAAGACCAGAGCGAAGATCCACGCATTTCAGAGGCCATCAAGTTTCTGCGCCTTGTCGCCGACGCCGACACGCAAAACCGCTCTGCCGCCCTTGAGGACGTAAAGTTCGCCGCTGGCGAGCAATGGCCGGTCGAGATTCAGAACAGCCGCAACCTTGAGGCTCGGCCTTGCCTCACGATCAACAAGATCGACGCCTATGTGCGGCAAGTCACGAACCAGCAGCGCGAGCAGCGCCCGCGCATCAAGGTTCACCCGGTCAACAACGAAGGCGACCTCAAGATCGCGCAAGTAATCGAAGGCATTACTCGCCACATCGAGATCAACTCCAGCGCCGACACCGCCTACGACACCGCGTTCGACTCGGCTGTGCGTATGGGCTGGGGCTACTGGCGCGTCATCACGGATTACGTTCGTGAGGACAGTTTCGAGCAAGAGATTTACATCAAGCCCATCGACAACGCATTCACGGTCTATTTCGACCCGAACAGCGTCGCGCCGGATGGCTCGGACGCCGAGCGGTGCCTCATCACCGAGGTCGTCGCCAAAGAAAAATTCCGCGAGATGTACCCCGACGCCGACGAAGGCGTGCAGTTCACGCCGCGCAGCACGGGAGACAGCACCGCCGAGTGGGTGACCAAAGAGGACATCCGCATCGCCGAGTATTTCTACATTGAACGCGAGCGCGAGACGCTCGTCATGCTGTCGGACGGCACAAAAGCTTACAAGTCCG